GTCGTCGCAGAGGATGCGGTGATGTTGATGCTGCGTTCCGTAGACGAGAACCGATACGGCGCCTTGGCAATGAAGGAGAGACCGACCGTTGCGGCAAAGCCCTTGGCGCTGACGCCGATGGACTGCGCCGATGTCATCGTCACATTAGGGAGGCTTGATGGCCGCACCAGCATCATCATCGGGATGAATCCCGTAGAGAAGTTGGAGACGTCAATGGTTGCCTGCGAGAACGCCAACTGACGGAAGCCGTAGTCCGCTTCGTAGGTACGCGGGATCGGGCGCATTGCATCAAGCACCGCCTGCACCTTGTCCCCAAGGTCTCCCGTAGAAGTACCGAAGACACCGCAGACAATGTTCAGGCTGCGTGTACCAAGGTAGGTGTCGGCTGCGTCTACGCCGTCGCGCAACGCCCGCTTGTCAATGTAGCCGATGAGCGGCACGGCATTGAAGTTTGCGGACAGCACCTTGTAGCCACCCCGTGGAGAGGTCGTCGTGACCTCCGAGGCGCCGATGCTGTTGAAGTCAATCGTTGTACCACCAGCGACCTGGTACGTGATCGGTCGATTAAAATCCATTAACCGAGCCTCCGCAGTCGGCGCAGCCTAGCCTCCTCGCGGCGAATCCGCGCTTGGTTAGACAGCGCGATTTGGTTCATTGAAAGAGCAGAGACGTCAGAGTTCCCTGACTGCACTTGCCACTGCTGGAACGCCACACGGTCGGAGAGGAGGCGGTTGAACGCCTCCGCCTGTACCCAGACACGCATCGCGGCAATGCCCGTGACATCAAGGTCGGTGGTAGAAGTGCTGGCAGCAAGCTGGACAAACCCAGTGTACCCGTAGATGCGCAGGGTTCCGGTGTCGGGCAAGGTGTAGTGCGGCGGGAAGAAAAGAATGTTGTTATGGACTTCCCAGCCAGAGTCGGGACCATCGCCACTGTTCGGCCAGAGGCTCTCTCGGTACTGCCCGCCCGTCGTGAAGACGTCAATGCGGAACGGCCAGTTCACGCTAGTCAGCGCAACAGAGAATAGTTCCCCTGAGATTGGCTGCGTATACGCCGTGACCTGAATGGCTTCCTTGGGATAAAACCCACTGATCCAGTCAATGCCAGAGTTGATGAGGTCGTTGACCTCTGTGTCGCTCCACGTCGCCCCGTTAGGGTCGCGCAGATCGGACCGTACTGAGGTCCTAAGCGCCGTTAGTGTCTCTCCTGCCATTCTTCCAAATCCCCTTATGCTCTACTGCCCACTTGAAGGCATCTGCCCACTCGATTGCTCGTTGCTTGTAATCGTATTCTTTGATGACGCGCTCTTTGGCTGCGCCTGCGAGTTGTTCGCGGAGGTCCTTGCTTCTGACCAGCGACTTCATTGAGTCAAACCACTGCTGTCGTCCGCGAGCAAGAAGCCCGTCAACACCGTGATTGACCATTGAGTAGGGAGCCTCGCCGTACCTGAATGCCTCACCGATGAACGCTGCTCCAGCCATTGCGTATTCCAGCCAGTGCAGCTCAGACTTGCAGCGGTCAAAGTCATCGCCGCCAAGTGGGGCGATCCCAATGTCTGGATGGCTGCCCGTAAGCGTCTCGGCAAACTTTCTGATGTTCTCAACGTATGGGTAGGCTTCGTCAAAGAACGGAGCGATGACGTGCTCCGTGCCTGGGTTTACTCCAATGAAGACGTTCCAGAGTTCCTTGCGGAGATCTTCAATCGCCTTCCCTGCGTATCCGCCTTCCCACTTTCCTCCGACACCACTAGGGTATCCGGCGTAGTCGCGCATCCGTGCCGTGCTGCCGTAATAGACCACGCGTGGTTTGCTACCACCGTGTTCTGGGCGAGGACGATCTGATGTATAAATCGAAGGATCGATTGCATTTCTAATTACCCTTATGTTCTCGTTGAGGTGAGAGTACGCCGACTTGATCGGACCAGTACTTGTTGTCATTAGATCCGCTCGGCGTGCCATCCGCTCAATGAGCGGGCGTTCTGCCTGAACGTCTGGGAAGTATCCATTCCACGTACGGATCTGAAAGTGATTGTCATCCGTCTCGTAGATCATCGCCTTGTTGTTGCTCTCGTTCTCAAAGGCTGGCCACATCCACTCGGTGATGCTGTCGCGCATCTCCATCTTGTGTGGGTGGACGAGGATCTTGTTCTGGTCCTTCGTTGCCGTGCCACAGGTATGGCACTTGGCGGAGCAGTTGTAGTAGCGGCGGAACATTACGACGTCCGCCCAATCAATGTCGCTGGTGTCTACTGAGAGCAGACCCTTTGCCATTGCCTCCGCTTGACTGAGACCTTGTGCGCCTTCCTTGGCGATGAAGTTGACTTTGTCAATGTGACGGACTTCGATGCCCATCTTCTTCCACTCTTCGTCAAACATATGCCCACGGAAGTAGGCGCAGGGACCCTGTTCAGCAGTCCCCCAGACAAGTACGTGCATATCCCTCCCGAGCGAGCATAGAGGCTCGCAAACTCTTGTGGGGTATCTAGACACCACCCCCGCCACAATCGTGGCTCCTGGGGCTTCCTGGGTGCCTCTCCGTTGATTCTACCACACCCTACTCGCCCCACTCCCGAAGGAGTGGGGCTTTCGGACAATCCCTAAGGATTAGACAGAGACCGTGGCCTGCGTCTTCAGGATGCGATAGCGAGCGCCAGCCTCGTCGAGGAGGAGGGTGCCGAAGCGCATCTTGTAGCCGACCAACGCCTTCTGGGCGAGTGGGTCGGAGTGATCGCCACCCGGAGCCACGAAGTAGCTCTGGAGGGTCTGCGAGTCACCAATCGTGTAAGCGTCTGGTCCGAGGAACAGAGCGTTGTACACGTTGCCGCTCGAAGCACCAGCGGTCGCGTAGACCTTGGCGTCCGAGGACACGATGAAGCGCACGCCTGCGAACATACCAATCTCGCCCGTGAGCAGGTTGGTGTTGTCCACATACTTGCGCGACTCGATCCAGCCGTTTACGCTGGTGTCTGACACGAGGTCATACTCCTGCGCAGGGTGGATGATGCAGCGGTACGTGCCGTCAGCGAACTGAGGAACGTTGCTGCCCTTGAGGCGAGCGACCATCTGCTTAACGAACGCTCCTGAAAGGAGGCCCGCCGCAGCGACTGCCGAGTTGGCAGTGTTCTGCGTCAGCGTGGTTGCACCCGTGGCGCCGAAGACGGCGCTGGTGAGTGCCGAACCAAAGATCTCGTCGCGGACGAGGTGGTCCATTGATCGAACAGCCTTGTAAGCAACACGCTCAGCAGCGATGCTGATGAGGTCGTGTGGCGAGTCAAGGTTGGCGAGGTCCGAGACCGCAACCGTCGCGCCGTACTGCGCAGCGGTGAAGAACTCGGATGAAATCGTGAGGGCATCGTCCGTTGGGGCGGTGCCTTCCGTCAGCACCGTCGTGCTAACCGCGAGGTCAGCATAACGAGCGTAGCGAAGGGTGTTCGTACCCTTGATGAAGCGAGCAGGGACGTACATCCCTGGCATCGCGTGAACAGCACGTGCTCGCAATTCCTCTTCAGCCCGCGCAGAAACAAGCTGCGTGACTAGATCAGAAAAGTTCGTCGTGCTGGTAGTTGTGGTAGCCATTGTATGCTACTCCTTCTTACTCAGCGAATGGATTTCCCAACGCCTTCAGAGCATCAGAGATACTCTTCGAGGTTGGCTTTTCGGTTGGCGCGGCAGTTGCCCGACGCGCATTGTTTGGATCCACTGGCGCTGGTTCCGGCTCGGTAGTCTGAGTAGCAGAGGCGGCCTGACGGACAAAGTTTTCCAAGGCTGCTGCCTTGCCAACTTCATCCAGACCTCCTGTGTCCTTCAAGAACTGGTATGCGAGCGGGTATTCCCGTGCTAGGCGCTCCTCTTTCGCGGCTTGCTCGGCAGTTGCGGCCTTCTGCTCAAGTTCTCGAATCTTGGCTTGCGCCTTCTCGAACTCAGTCATCGATGCCTGCTCCTGCTCTGCCTTCCAGCGAGCGAGTTCTTCCGCCTTGGACTTGAGCTCATCAAGTTCCTTCTTAGTGGCGGTGAGTGCCTGATCCTTGCCTGCTAGGCGCTTCTTCCAAGTGGTAACATCCGCCTCGTTCTCAGTGGGAACAGCAGCAACCTCTGGGGCTACTACCTCATCCGACTGAACCGGGGCGCTGTTCACGACTTCGTTGTCAGCCACAGCATTCTCCTTTTTCTACTATCTCCGACACAGCGTCGGAGTTATATGTTTATGGATTGCGAAGACCAGAGATCTGTTCTTGGATGCTCTGGGCTTGCTCTTGGATAAATCCGCCAATAGACTCGTTGGCGTTGATTGAATCGTCCACGCCTTGGATGCCCTCAATAAGCGTTCGCGCCTGACCGAGGACAGTACCTCGGACGACTGTTGACCCAACCTCGGAGATGGTCGGAGCAAACTCTCCTGGAGTGAGTGCAGTACCGCGAAGACCAGGCTGGATGATTCCCCTGCGCAGCCACGTTGGCAACGAGAATCCCATTGCGTCTGGGGTGACTGGGAAGATGGACGAGAACACATAGAGGACGGCATCGTCCTTAAGGATGTCTTTGATGACATCGGCGTCGGTGTTGGACTGATGCTCCATCCACTCAAGCACTTGGTCAAACTTCTGAAATCCAAGTCCCGGTGCGATGCGGCCTTTACCGAGCGGCGTAAGGAACATATACCTAAGCAACGATGGCACTGCCTTCTGCACCATATAGGAGTACGGGTAGACGCCAAGGAATGGATGGTTGAGACTGCGCTCAAGCCACGTGCGGTGGCTGGCGAAGTACTGCGCCTTGTCTGCTTCTCGGCTTGCCCTGAGCAGTGCTGTTTCGTATGCAGCAATGGTTCCAGCAGCAACATCAGTTGCCTGCTTTGAGGTTAGCCCACCCTTGCGGAGTGCCTCTGTGGCAAGCCTTCGGGCAACGATGCCTTCGCTCTTGACCATCTGGGCAAATAGGATTGGGTCAGATTGCACAAGGTAATCTGCGAGCAGTCGCTCAACAACATCATCTGCCGTAGTCACTCCATAGTGCCTTGAAAGAACAGCGAGCTTGCCAGGAGCAACGCTTTCTAGGGTGTCAATAAACTCGCGGGCGGCAAGCCTGTCCGTCATAATATCGCGTGCAATTCTCTTCGTGTCCTTGACCTTTTTGATCGACACAAGGGAACGGTCACCTGTGACGGTGAAGTAATCTTTAACCTTGTCCACGACTCGCTTGGAGAAGTTTGGAGACGAGATGACGGCAGTTGCCGTGCTGCGTGCCGCCCTGTCCATAATGTCCATTGTGCCGTCGGTAATCTCTCGATTGACATTGCGCGGATCAAGGTGCGCTTTGCGCAAGATTGTCCCTTGGATATCCCCAAGTCCTTGACGCGCTACCTCTTTCCTAATTCCGTAGGCAAGACGCATAATCGTGGTCTCAATGCGCTCTAGGACAAGGTTGAAGAATGGGTTAAGGCCTCCGAATCGGATCTCTGGATAGATGCGGTCGGTCAACACGCTAAGAACAGGAAAGACAGACTTGACCCTTCCAGTGAATCCGCTTGTTAGTCCGGCAGAAGACCAGTCCCCAGCAGAGGCGTCAATGATTTCTTTGATTGGAGTAGTATTATTATCGGCAAGTCTTCCGAAGCTGTCTTTCATCTCAAATCGGAAGATCTCATCAACCTTGTCGGCATCAAGGAACAGCGCCCTTGGCTGGATGTTTTTCTCGGCAGCAAGGGTAGATACCTTGGCAAGGATCGCCCGCGCCTTGCGGACGGAGATGCCAGTCTTCTGGACCATTGAGGTGACGAATCGTTCAGCGATAACGTTCTTGGTGATCTCTGAACCGTACGGCCTACTGATCCCCTCCCAGATGCGTGAAAGACCAGTTGGGCGTAACTTCTCTGAAGCCAGCGCGTCATCAAGACCCTTGATGGCAATGTGGTCAAGCGTGTCGGAGAACGGCATTAGCATCTGAATGAACCGCTCACGACCGTGTGGGTCTGGAGCCATCGTCGTAACCTTTAGGATTCCTCGCTTTGGCGCAATTCCTAGGCGATAGCCGTACTCTGCGAGTTCCCGCTCGGCATCTGCAAGTTGACGCATTGATGCGTCCTTGGCATTGCTGATCAGCGCACGCTCCTCATCCTTGAGTGCGCGTACCGTAATCCCTGGTGCCTTGCGGAGGAATTCAATGACTTCGGTGTAGGTGTAATCATCGCCAGCGTACATTGCGCCAAGCTCGTCGTACTTGTTAACCACATCGTCAATGAGATCTTTAAGCGCCTTAGTTGCCTTGGCAGCATCTGGTCCGCCCTTCTCCGCGACGGCGATTAGTTCGTCTGCCTGAGCGACCAGTCTGGCCGCATCGGTGTCCGTCAGGCTTCGTGCTGAGGTGATCGTGATTCGGGAGAACAGTGCGTCTCCCTCCATTGACTTTCGGATAGCGGCAACCTTCTTCATTGCCTGACCGAATGCAGCGCCTCGCGCCATTGAGAGAACGTCGGCAATGGATCGGATGTCGCCACCGTACTTGGAGTAAACGTTTTCGGCAATCTTTGTAGCAGTTGCCCCATCAAGCCCAAACCCAGCGCGTAGGTCCTGCACTAGTTCCGGCTTGCCACGGGATGGGTTGGAGGCAGATGGGATGCGGTCGTTTTTTTCCTCTCGCAGGACGCGCACCGCATCCTCTGAAGCCAGTCGAGCATTGCCTTCTGCGCGGTACTGTGCCGTCTCTCGGATAAGATCAGACTCCCTGCGGATGCGTGCATTGGCAACGGCTTCCTCAACGGCGTCTCGTTGCTTGATGACCTTTCGTCGCAACTCGTCAGAACGGATATTTTTGCTGACGCCATCCTCTAGAATCTGTGTCATCTCGTCAATGGATTCCTTCGGAACGCGCATCTTGGTGAGGATTGCGCCGATAGTCTTTCCATCTACGGCTGGGAGATTGAGCAACTGATCTCGTGTGAGTTTAGCGGTTTCCTCTCCTTTGAGCGCCTTGATGAATTGGGTAATGAGATTGTCGGCAAAGTCCTGTGCGTTAGATCGTACGATCCCTGCGCGTGCGCGGACTGAGCCAGACTTAATTGCATTATTGAAGGTGGCGGCATAGTTCTTAAGACCACGGTCTGCAATCTCACGACCACCGAGCGCCTCAATGTCGTCTAGAAAGCTGCCAATGACCTTCGTGTTGTGGACGCGGGTCCACCCAAGCGCGGACTCTTTAACGATGTTGCTTGCGCCACGCCGCGTTGCCGCGCCAGCCTTACCAAGCGTACCCTCATAGATCTTGCCTACCCAGTTCCACTTCTCTGCAAAATTAGCATCCTCTACCCGACCAGCAGCCCTAAGAGTGGAGGCTCCGATCTTATTGAGTGTTGATGCTTGCTTGGCTGCGGATAGACCTTTGCCAACTCCTGGAAGAATAATATTTAGTGGATCAAGGATTGCGGAGTAGAGGAAGTTCAATGCGCCGTTCTCGCTGTATCCAGCATTGCTGTTGGCAAGGTTGAGCGCAGCCTCTTCAATGGGAACCCCACCACGAACTGCGTTAACGGCAGATGCTGGTGCATCACCAAAAAGAACATTGAGTGGATCTTTTCGACCTTCAATAGAACTCTTAATCTTTAGTTCTGCAACCCTCTGCTCAACAAAGCGAGATGGTGCTCCTAGGGCTTCAAGGCCAGCGCCAAGTGCGCCGCCAACGATGTCAAACGGAGTTCCAGCAAGTTCGGCAATGTTCTTGTCACCTACTCGTACACCCTCTGCCGCCTTGACCACCTGACCAATAGTTGCATCTGCAACACCGCCAACCGCTCCAATGATGGGCTTGGCAACAACGCCAAGGATCGGGAAGTTCTCTACCAAAGAGACCGCGCCCTTTCCAAGCCCAACGATGCCGGATCCAATGTTGCCAGCCGATTGCTTGAGTGTCTCCGCTGGGTCGGAAATGCTTACCGTTACTCGTCCAGCCTGACCGATGTCCTCTGCATATCGAGCGCCAGTTGCGCCCCTAGGCGCCCTGCTCCCAGGCTGCGTTGTGCCGCCAGATGGGTTAAGAACGCTTGGCATTAATCCCTACCTCTAATTGGCTTGGGAGGATTTGCCGTCTTTGGCCTGTTCATCTCTGCCATCACTAATGCCCGTCGGGCTTCAGGATCCTGTGGGTTGAACGGCGTCAACGCAACTGGAAGAGGCTTTGGAACTCCTGGCGGCTTAGGCGTTGGGGTGGACTGAAGAGATAGGTACGGAGAAACTCCTCCAGAAGATGGCGACGCGAACGGAATATTCTTTGGTGCTGCCGATGGAATGTTCCTGAAGAAGAGGCTGTTTGATCCGCCAGCGTATCCAGTCTGTTGATACTGCTGCGCATTTTGTGCAGCAAACCCACGCTTGCGTTCCTCTTCCTTTTCTGCGTTAGTTTTTGCCTGCTCAGAGATACGAAGCATCTGTAGGTCTGGGGTTTCCTGTCCACCAAGCAGCCCAAGGATTGAACCGCCGATAGCACCAACTGCAACCCCAACGGGACCAAAGCCCAACCCAAGCGCAGCTCCTGCTGCGGCAGGTCCAGCCATAAGGGTCTGTGCATTTACTGGGGAAGGAGACGTATTTTGACCAGGCTTGAAGCGCCAGTCATTTGGTCCAACCTGTACAAGTTTATCCCTATTGTTGGCAATAAAGTTGAGAGCATTTGCTCGATCTGATTCTCCCTTGAGGGTTGCAATTTTAAGTTTACCCTCGATGGTGTTTCCTTCTGGCGATGCCTCAATCTGGTCTGCCTCAATAAGGTCTCCGCGAGCAAAGATCTCTCCGTACTCTGCCTCTGCCGACTTCGCGGCATTGTCGTCAAGCGAACCAGCGGCAACAGCGTAAGCATTGGCAGCGGCACGAAGATCATTTGGATCAAAGAGTCCAGTAACTGGGTCCATCCCAGCAAGGATCATTGCGCGACGCTCTTCTGGGTCTGCGGCATTGAACGGAATAGCAGATGACTTCTGAAGACCAGAAAGATCATATGTCTTTGCCTTGTCCCCAGTTGTTTTCACCCCATCTTTTCCTACCTTAAAGTCCCCGCCTACTGACTGAAGTCCATCGGCTGCAATCTCATTGCCAGACAGGTCAATAGCAATAATCGTGCCGTCTGGTCGAATGTATCTGTGTCCAACAATTTGTTTTCCGTCTTGGTCAACAATCTTTGCACCAATAAGGGATACGGTATACGCAACGACTTCTCCGCCAACCTTCTCAAAGGCAACGTATTGGTACTGGCCCTTGTCCACACCATTCCCAGCCTTGCCGTCAACGTAAACAAAGCTGCCAGTTTTTTCGTTCCACTCGTTGACACCCTTGCCGTTCCTAAGATTTTCCCTGTTTGATTCTGTGATGGCAATGTTGTCCCAGTTTATTTCTTGACCGCGATTGACGGTTCCAGTGAGTGTTGGTCCGTTAGTCGCCCTTCCATTTGCACCGTTGATTTCGTTGATCAAATACCCTTGATACTCTGCTGGAATGTTCGTTGGGATTGATCCATAGATTGATGTTGCCCCGTTTAGGTAATTCCTCCACTGCTCGTTGTAATAGCCAAGAAGCACGTCGTTGTCCTTGGCGTTTGCCTGATCCTTAAGCCACTTGGTGCTGGCATAGTCAAACTGCGCAAGGCCGCTTGCAGCACCATTGGTCACCGCAAGGTTGAACCAGTCGTCGCTCTCGCTTGCCCCGCCATTGATCTCAATGACCTGAGCATCATAGTAGCCGCTCTCGATGCTGCCCTGAAGCCACGTGTAGAGACTTTCGCTGTCCTTGATACCAAGTTTCTCAAGCGCAGGGTTGCTGTAGAACGGGTTGCTGTCTAGGAACTCTGCGAACTGAAGCATCAGTCCTGGGTTATTCATAAGAGACTTGGTGACATCCTTGCCTTCAAGGATTTCCTGTACGGTGCGGTCTTCTTCCTCTCCGCCGCCAACAAGGGAGGCTGCGAGGGTGTAGACGGACGACATCTCATCTTTTGTTTCGTTTAGTCGAAGTTTGGCTGGATCGGCTGCGCCTCCACCTCCACCTCCATATGACTTCTTAGCACGCGCAGCGGCTGCAAGAGTCTGGGTGAAGATGTCGCTGTCCTTGCTAATTCCGTTAGAAAGAAGATCTTGCCGAAACCCCTTGACCCAGTTGACGTACTGGTTGAGTGTGACCGTGCCAGCAACAAGTCGGTTATCCCACTTGCTCTTCTCTGCGCTCCACTCGTAGTTGAATGCAGTAGACACGAGTTGTCCGCGAAGCGGATCATTTGGGTCCATCCCAGAAATGACGCCCTGCGTAAGCGAGCGGTAATCCTCTGCCGTGATGAGACCAGCAACGAGGTCATTGCCACGATAGCCAACGTACGCCTTCTGCGTCTCGCTGACTGCGCTTTGGTATGCTTCAAGGTCTCCTTGGTCGGTAGAGTCCTGCGCTCGACCATTGAGGAACCCAATTACCTGATCGTAGTTTGCGCCACCAGACTGCTCAAAGTCGGACATCAACTGGTTGTAGTCACGCTTGATGTCAAAGTTATTTGCAGCTTGAATCTTCTGTAGAAGTGCTTGGTACTCCAACGAGTTCTCTTCAAACCCGCCAAGGTCGGCAAGATCCTCGTAGAACGAAATAACGTCTTGGATTGACGGAACACTGCCGTATAGGGAGGTCCCGTTGTAGAACGCCTCAAGCAGCAGCCGCTCCTCCGCAGCCTTCTGCTCACGGATGAGTTGCTGAATCAACGATGAAAGATTGGATGAGCCTGCCTCGGCCCTACCGAAACGTCCGCGTCGTGCCATTAGGCTTGTACCTCATCGGTTCCCGTCGGGGCTGGGAGAAGGTTTTCCTCACCCGGCGCCGCCGCATTAGCAGCCGTCGCCTCAGGCGGCAACTGCGCTTGGTTCTCTGGTTGGTTGAGTGACTGGCTTCCTGGGACGCCAGACTGCGACATTCGCTGGGCGTTGAGCGCCTGCTCCTGTGACATCATCTGGGCCTGTTGCTGCATCTGCTGCTGACCCATCTGCATCTGCTGCATCTGCCCAATGACCTGAGTCATCGTGGCAACAGCCGCAGGGTTGAGGGTTGCATCGGTCTGCTCGTCTCGGATGAGTTCCTTCTCGCCAATCGGATCTTCCACGCCCACGCGATCCATCGCACGCTCTGCGCTCCAGATGCGGTTCTGTACGAGGTTGATCGCGGTGCTGGCAAGTTCCAGCGTGTCTCGTGGCGTAAGCTCTGGGGCGACAATCTCAATGCGGTATTCACCAGCAATGATTGACTTGACCGCAGGGTCCTTCGCCTCCCACACGCGGGCGCACATCTCCCAGACCTTCTTCATCCACGAGTAGAACACCTTGCGCTTTGGCGCGAGGCGGGACTCGTAGTTGGCGATAAGCGCGGCGATGGCGCGGGACGAACCCAGCACCTGCGCGGGCGCGAGACCAAGGAGCAAGTCGTTGAGTCCAGTCGCCACGGTCAACTCTCGGTCGATGCGGGCAACGTAGGCTTCAATCTGGAACTGTGGAATGAACGGCTGGATGGCACGGAGTTCGTTGCCTGGACCAGGCGTTGCGACACGACCCGGCTTTGGCAGCGCGTTTGGCGGAACCTCGTCAGGAGCCTCGGCTCCGACCAACTGCCACATCTGACCACCGACGATAGACTGGATCATCTGCGCCATCGCAGTGATGCGCTCGTCCTTCTCGCGGAGGAGCTGCTCAGGATCGTAGAGCGCAGGCTTGCCGTATGGGCTGCCTGGGATCTTGCCGTTTGGCAGGTGGATGTACGGGATCTGTCCTGCGTACTCAGGGTGCGCGTCATTCTTGACGAGCGTGTTGCCCACGTAAATAGCATTGTACACCAGCGGCGCCTTGCCTGGACCCTTTGGCACCTTGTACCAATAGTCGTAGACTTCCACCTGCATCTGCTCGTAGGCAGTCTCGCGGCGAAGCGGGTTGCGCTCAAAGGCGTTCGCCCACACGTTGCCGATTGGGTCAGCGTGGCTGCCACGGCTTGTGTATGGGAACCACTTCTCTCCCTGCTTGACAGGGATCACGTTGACGCCGTAGTCCTCTTGGATGGACTGTGGCGACATTCCGTAGGTGTAGAGCGCCCAGTCTAGGCGGTTGTAGTCGCTGTTGCCGAAGCCGAGGTAAAGGTTCTCAGGTCGCTCAATGATGGAGACCTTCGGCAGCTTCTCGATTGGATCCCAGTAGACCTTGGCGGCGGTGTGGCCGTACAACTCCTTGAGGAGTGCAGCCTGCTCGTGCAGAAGGTCCATCTCGTTGGCATCCCACCAACGGAAGTAGAGCCGCTCGCGTAGGGCGGCGGCTTCACGCTCTTCCTGTGTGCTTCCAGTTGGGACGTAGTTGATGACTGGTCGCACCGCCTGAATCGCCGCAGGGATCTGGACGTAGGCGTGGTGGATGTTGACGGAAACGTGGGCGCGACCAGCGAGGCGGGCGCTTGGATCTTCCGACCAGTGGTCTGCACCACCGAGCGTCATTGTCTCTGGGTGATAGAGGTTGTCCATACGGCGGAACAGCGCCTTGAGGCGGTTCTGCTCTGGATCGACCAACTGCTTGCGACCAAGGATCTCTTGGAGCAAGGTGTAGTCGTCGTTCTGATTTGGATCAAGTTCTTGCGCAACCAGCGAGGACTCCAGCATCTTCAACGATGCGGCTTCGCTTGGCGACAACTTCTCTACGTTCGGCTGGATGCGGAGGGTTCCAGAACCACCACGCAGACCAGCAGAGAAACCCCCAGGGGCGCGTCGGCTGCCCTTGGAGGTGGCGTTCATTGCAACAGGGGCATTCGCCACTGGTGCGGTTCGTGGGAGCGGGGAGTTAGAAGCTCCGGCGGGTAGGCGGAGGGAGCCGCCGCCGGAGCTATTGATCTTCGTCGGTGATGTGGCGAGTGGGGCGACACGATCAAGTCGGTCGCGGATGACAGCGCCCTTCTGAAGTCGTCGCGCTTTGTCAATGGCCTTGCCAATGGCAGCAATCTGTTCTGGCTTTGCGACCTCTGGGTCAGTCGTGTACTGACCAGGTACGCCTCGCGTATCCTGGAACACTGCTGGGATCTTACGGACCTTAGCCATTAATCACTCACTCCAAAATAGGTGAAGGTGGGATTCTCCACGCCCTTCTCAGGATTACGCAGCGCGTGTCGCACGGCGATTGCTAGTGCCATCACGGCGTCTTGTTCAAGTTTCTTATCGTCAAGTCGATAGATGAGGAGTTGCCGCTTCAGCTCGTCCCAAGGACCACCAATGGGGAACTCGACTTGACCTTTGTCAATCACGGCCTTCAAGTCGTTCAGGAGTTCCACCTTCTTCGCCTTGGTGCCACCGAAGTCAAAGCCTCGGAGCGGGCGGATCATTGAGAACTCCTGCTGGAAGAGCCTGCCACCGAGACCAGTAGAGTCCACGATGGTGGTGCAGAAGGCGCCGTCTTGGCTGTAGAGGAGGTGTCCCTCTCTCACCATATTAACAACTGCGGAGATACTCTGCTTGCCGCTGCGCTTTCGGATGCGCACGCCACGGATCTTCCTGCGGTCGGTGATGTCCAGTGTGATCGCCCAGGTCGCGTCGTGCGAGATTCCTGGGTCTACGCCCTGCACATAGCGGTGATTCCGCTCTGGTGAGATCTCTGCGTCTAGCGTCTTGTAGGACGCAAGGATGGATTGGCTCCAGAAGAAGGCGTCTCGCGCCTCGATGAAGTATCCATCAATGTTCTGTGGGACGAGGTAGGGAGCCTGCTGGCGTACCACATCGTCAAAGTTCTCCTGCGTCAACCCGTATCCGATGTTGTCGCGGGTGGAGAGTCGGAAGGAAGTGAACTTGTCGTCCCTCGCTGGGTTCTCTGGGTTGCCCTTCTCCCAGAGTTCGGAGTAATCGTTG